AGAGTTAAAGGACAAGCCCTTTAACGAAGTAGTTAAAGACCAGAACCTCAGAGACATTTGACAAAGTCTAAAACTTAGTCTATAATTAAAACTATGAATAAAAGCTTTAAAGGAGGTGAAACCATGGAAAGGAACGAGAAACTACAAACCCAGCAAACCAAAGCCTTTAAAGGAGGTGTAGCCATGACAGCAGAGCATGCATACTACCCTGATGACAGGGAGCTTTGGTGGAGCTCCCGCTTGGGGATTGTAAGCTTGTGTGTCTATGACTATGACGAGGAAAGGGCGGAGGTAGAGGGTTTAGTGGAGCTGGTGCCGGTTGTTAAAATTTACGAGAAATGCGACTGTTATGAGCTATTTGGTAGTGTCCAGCACAATAATGGAGGGCACTACCACAGGATAGTTAGGGTGTTTAGAGTAACTCCTGAGGTGTGGGTAGTCTCCTACGAGGACACTCGGGAAATTTTTTATGCCTCTGAGTCGAGATTTGCAGTAGTATCTATAAATGGAGAGCCGGTAGGGAAAGTGGTATTGAAGGAGGGGGAATGGTGTGAGCTGTTGAGGAAGGATGAAGCAGAAAAATTAATAAGCGCTTACAGTGAAGACGAAAATTATACTGTCTATTATACATACGCAGAGGAGGCTAATCAATGAAAAAAAATCGCTTAAGCTATAGGGCCCTCACAGAAATAGAAAAAGCTTTCTTATCCCTCCCCCACCCCCTGCGGGTGGAAAGGGAGGGAAAGGGACCTGTAAGGGTTTTTGATGCAGAGGGCAACGAAATAAAAATCGTCTCCTACAGTCAACTCCCTTCTCTCCTTGCTTTTATTAAGAAAAACTGCCCGCATGGGGACAAATAAGCCCGTGCGGGCTTTATCAAAATCTGCATCTGCAAATTTGCAGGTTATGACAATCCTATCTCCCGCCTTCTCAAAAATCTCCCCTCTTCAAAATTAAACAAATCCGCCAAGCTAAGCCCATTCTCTTCTGCATACTTTTTTAGCCACTTCGGAGCCCAGCCTTCCAGAACTGACTCTGGAATAGTGGGTTTTTCTTTCTCTTCCATCCCTTTCTTCTTCACAACCGGCACTAAATAGCACATGCAATGAGGATGTGCTGGCAGGCGTGGGAGTTTACCCTTCGGATGCACTCCCCTACCAAGTCCGTAGTCAACGTTTGCATAAACATCGCATATGTCCGCCCTCGGATGACTCCTTGAAAGCCTCCACTGATAGCCCACTATTTCCTCTTCATCCTTTGTGAGTTCCACCGTAGCTTTTAGATATGCGTGTGCTGTCTCTGTCCACACAATCGTTTTCAATCTGTAAAGTTGCTTATCGTATATCCACCATTTGACCGCTTTATTCACGAGTTCCATTTTCCCTTCCCACAGGGCGTTTTCAATCTCCTTTAGCAACTGCTTGCCTGCGTAGTATGTCCCTTCCTTACTTCGCTTTTCTACATACTTCTCAACCTTCCTTTTGATTTTCTCCCATGTCTGTCTGCTTTCTGCATTGACAAGCAAACCCTTCGTGCTTTGTTCAAACTCTTTTAACCACTTCGGCAGTTGTTCCTTCAGCACTACTGCAAACTCTTGCCCTTCTAAAGCCTCAACTGTGTATTGCAGTTTATACATCAAAGCTTTGACGCCGTTATCGTAGCGTATTCCTTCCATGATAGTGTTCTTAAGTCTTGCTATAGCCTGCTGTGAGAAGTCCCAGAAGCGTTCTGAAAGCTTCAAACCGTCATCCCATCGGTGATTAATAATCTCTTGTGCAAGCTGCATTGCGAGGGCATCTTTCTGCAATTTTGCAGTTTTGTTGACTGCGCTCACTACGTGTGTGATGAGTGCTGTGGTTTTGTGGTATAACTCTTCTGCAAGTTTTCTCAGCAGTTCTTCTGTTTGCCTGTCTATTTGATAGTTCTGTTCTTTTAGCCTGTCTATAAGCTTATCCGTTTTCTCCGAGAAGTCTTTTTCAATTTCCTCCCACTCGGAGAGAAACCACTCTAAAAACAGCTTTCTGACTTGTTCCCAGTTCATAACCCGAGTTCATTCTTCATCTGATTGTCTAAGCCCTCCAGCCCGTCTATCTCTCCCTCTATTCTCTGCATTGTTGCATCATCAATCTCAGAACCCAAAAGCATCCTTGCAATGTATTTCTTCAGTTCTGCGTCAAAGGTTGCGGAGATGTTCAAGGTCAAGGCGTCCATTGCCTTCTTCAGTTCTCTCTCTACATCTCTGTAGGAGAAATCTTTTTCGTAGATAATCGTTCCTTTGAAGCTATCCTTCCCTTCCCACTTTGCTACCAAGTCCGCAATTCTATACTCCGCTAGTTCTAAGTTTTGTGCTATTTGCGTTAGCAAGCTGTTCAAGTTCTGAAACTCAAACTCTAAAGCCACACCGCTTTTTTGTTGCTGTGTGCCTTTTATGAATTCAAGATTTGCAAGCGAGTAAATCATGTCTATGAGTGTGTTGATGTATTCAAGATAGACTTTAGCGGGACTTTCGGGCGGTGCGATAAAGTCGGGCTTTCCGCCTTTTTCGGGATAGTAGCCAATGAAGTTCTCGGTTCCGATGACAATGTTCCGCAGTTTTTCCTCGGATATTTGGTCGGGGATGGGGATGGTGAGGATCGGAAATGTGGAGTTTCTGAGGATTTCTCTTAGTTCTGAGATTGCGTTGTAAAGGTCTTTGCTGACTCTGGCTATGTCGTAGATGAACGGAGGAACTATCACATCAGTGGGTAAAATTGGGTCTGTCCAAGATACCGCTACAACAGGCACCTCTCCGAAAGGCGTTGTTCCTTCGTATGTTTCATTTCCCATCTGCACCTTCCATGCCCTGGGTGTGAATTCTCTCGTCGCGTTCAGTTCAGAGAACACGATTTTCTGAATTCTGCCGTAGCTGTCTATTTCAATGTCCATAATTTGCGTGGGTAGCCGTATGGTTGCGTAAGGGCGGATGCCTTGCAATTTTTCATGGGCTTTGGTGGGCAGGTCTGCTTTTGGCTTATCTACAATCACAAACACGGTGCCGTAGATGAGGGTAAGCTTTGCAATGTTTCTCATGAAGTCGTCAATGTCTGTGCCCCGCAGGTCTACATTCTGACAGAACTCTGCGTATTCTGTGTTTGTGGCAAAGTCTCTTTGCGGTTCTACCCTGAAGAGTGCGCCCACGTAGGTATCAACAATCTTTTTAACGAAGTTAGGATAAATAGCAAGCTGTCTTCTGCGTGCGTATTTTTCATCAGTCTCTCTCGGATACTTCACGAGGTATGAACCATCACTGAAACCGCCCAGCCCAGTGTAGCTGTCCCAACAAAGCCTGTAGTCTATCATGCTTTACCTCCTTATAGCCACTTGAGTTTTAAAAACTTGTATGGAAAAGCAGTTGCCTTCTCTTCTAAAGCCATCACCGCATAAACAAGGGCATCTACGATGTCGTCGTGGGCAGAGAAGGGAAACTCTAAAAGCTGTTTGATTGCCTCTTCCTGCCCTTTTGCAAAGTAAATAAGCCCGCCTTCAAAGAAGGGCACAAGCTTTTGCGCCCGCAGGACTTTGTTTGTGTGAGGTTTGACGCCTCGGATGGGCAAGCTTACTCCTCGTTTGCTTGCTATCTCTTGTATAAGCTTTCTGTAAACTTCCTGAAAGGCTACCTCTTCAAAGACAATCAGAGAAGGCTTAAAGGTTAGCTGGACAGAGATGAGGGTGTCTATCAACTCGTTAGGGGTGGCACGCTTGTTGTATATGTATAAGGAATATAGGTGTCCTGTCTCCCTGTCCCTACCCAGCACCGCTATTGCGGTGTAGTCTCCCTTCTCCTTACCCGTTGATGGGTCTACGCCTGCCACGATGTCAAGCTTGCTTAAGTCAAGTTTTTCCTCGTAATACTTAATCCATTCAGGTCTGAAAACTCTGTCCTCATCCGATAGCGGTTCGTTCATATACTCAGAAGCGAACGCATAGCTTCCGATTTCTTGCTTTTTCCTCTCAAGTGCTTCTAAAGTCCAGAGGTAGGGATGCAACGGCTTACCATCATCGGTGATGGCTTTGTATTTCTTAGCAAACCAGCCCAGCTCCTGCCCTCTCGTGATGAGTTCATTGAGTAAGCTGTCGTAGTGAAGGATAGTCCCGATCACGAAAATCTTTGCGTTCTGAGATAAGCCCATAACAACCCTGTAGAACCATTTCTTTAACTTGTCTCTGAGAGATTTAGAGTTTGCGTGTTCTTCGCTTTCTATGTCGTCAAGTATGACCAGATCAGGCCTTTCTCCACGCTTAACGAGACCTCTTAGCTTCTGTCCAGCACCTCTGCTAATCACTGTAGTATGCACTGTGTCTATTCTCTCCACCGTAGCCCGCTTTATCACTTCTCCGAAGTCCTGCAAAATTGCAGGGTTGTTCTCCAGTTCCAGCCTGATGTCTTCTAACTGTTCCTTCGCCCTCTGCTCCGATGCTCCGATGCAAACGATAAACTTGTGCTTGCCGTAGAGGATAGACCACAGAACATAGCCCAGATATATGAGAGATGTTTTTCCGTGTTCCCGTGGCGCCGCCACCACCACTCGTTTCATGTCCGGGTTCTCTAAAAAGCTGATGATTTCTAACTGAAAATCTGCAAAGGGTTTTCTGAAGATATGCGGGAGGTAGGTTTGGCAGAAGAAAGCAAAGTCGTTCCTTGCCCGTTCTTTTCTATCTTTGTCCGCTTCTGAAATGAGAACTCTCTCTAAAACTCTGCTAACTGCTTTCTCCTTATAACTCATGCTTTAGCTCCGCTATGATGCGCTTGGCTAACTCTTCATCTAAATGCTTTGCTAAAGTCTTTGCTACCTTCTCAAGCACTTTCTCTGTGTGTTCTATCAGCTGAGTTTTTGTCTTTTCTATGTATGCACTGCTCCGTGAGAGGTTGCTTGCAGTATGCACAAGCCTCATGAGTGCATCTATCTTCGCATCCTCCACCTCTCCCTTTTCCTGCCATTCCGCTATGACTTCAAGGAGTAAGCCTGTTGCGATGGTTGCAAGGGTTTGGGATTGCTGGAACGTATCAAGGTCCTCATCAGACAGTAGCCCGCTTCTTTTAAGTTCCAGCAGAGGTTTAAGCTTTTTGATTAGTCTATGAATTGAGGATCTGGACGCTTGGGCTTGTGGGAACTTGATTTTTATCTCTTGTTCTAACTCACGCAGGGTCTTGCCTCTCTCGTATTCCTTTACTGCGTATTCTTTCACTTCCGGGTATCTATCAAGGGAATGTCTTCTGGGCATCAGACTTCCTCCACCTGCTCGTCAATAATCTCCTTTTCCATCAAGGCTTTGCCTTTGGCAGTCAATCTCAGCTTCTGTATTTTTGTCTGATGTGCGGGCAGTTCAACTTCAAGCACTTCTATGTAGCCTTTTTCAAGCAAGTATTTGATGTTCTTCTCAAGCAGTTTCTTGCTGTCTGTGAATATCCTCCAGTCTGCCAGTAGTGCTTCAATCATTTTCACGGTGAGACTATCGGGATACACTTGTTCTAAAAACTTCAAAATGAGATAATTGACTTGTTTTCTCATTGCTTAGCCTCCAGCTTATGCAAAAGCCTTTCTATCTTTTCCTCCAGCTTCTCTAGCCTCATCTCCATGCGTGCCTCTATCTTGTTTTGGAATGCGAGGAAGTCCTCCTTTCTCAGATACTCTTTCAACATCATCTTTTCAATCTCTGCGTTCTTTTCCTTCTCTTCCTCTAAGTCCTTCTGGAGTTGTTCTAATGTTTTCATCATGCTTACCATCGTCGTCTTTATGATTGCGTAGTTGATTACGATTGCCACAAACGAAGAGACTGCAAAAACAATGATGGCAGGATGCGTTAAAAGCTGTTCCATCATTCTTCCACCTCTAAGACATTTCTCATCAAATCCTCTAAAGCCAAGCGGGCAGTTATACCTACTCCCTCGTATTCTTGGTCTGAGATTTGCACCGTAAGGAAAACAAGCTTTTCCTTTTCAGACAGTCTCTCCGTTCGAAAACTGCAATTTTGCAGTTCTTTCATCCTGCGTAAAAACTCACATACCCGTTTGGCGGTAATACGCATAGTGATGGAATATAGAAGCGATGGCTTGGCGAGTTTTCCTATTTTGCGTGGCTTAGGGTAGGAAGCCGTATGTGCGGATGCCGTAGAAAGCGTAGTAGTCGGGCATTGAGATTCTTCTGTTGTATGTGCGGGTTCTAATTCTTAGCTTGGCTTGTGCGGGTTCGTATTTTCTTGTTTCTATTCTAAGCAAAGCGGATGCGTAATTGCTATTGTCTGCAATGATGCGGAGCTTGGCTTGCGGGCGTGGAAATGCACGGAGTGTAATTATATACAGCTTTGCTTGTGCGGGTCCGGTGGTTTGAATTCTTAGCTTTGCTTGTATTTTGCTGTCTGTTTGTATTCTTAGTTTGGCTTGTATGCTGTTAGCTGTATGTATGCGGAGACGGGCGGAGGCGTGGTTGGTGTTGTTTACAAAAATGCGGAGTTTTGCTGAGACTTGGTGGGGGAAGTTGAAAGTGGCAAGTGGGTCAGTAGGGAAGTAGTATTCAATGACGGTATATGTATATACATCTAAAACACTTGTGGAGAGGAGCCCTCCACCATTTGCATAATACCATACTCTGTTGGGGTAGATACCTTGTTGATAGTTTGTCTCTTGAGTGATGTAGTAAGGAATAACCAATCTGCTCATGCCAGACCCCGGCGCAGTGGGTCTATGAACATACAGTAGGCGGGGCTATTTGTGGGTTGTATGTAGTATTCTGGGTAAGGATTGAAAGTGTATTGAATAAAAGCCTCAGTTGGTGTTAGGTGTATTGTTAAATGACGATGCGTGAAAGAACCCAATCCATGTATCGCAGAATCGTAGAACACTACGAGTTTTTCTGTTCTGCTTTGCAAGGCAAGGCGGTAGTAGTTTGGGGTGGCTCCCTCCCGTGGTAAAGGAACAGGAGGAAAATAAACTTCGTGCAAAACTGCAATCCATCTTTGTTCGTGAAACAGGAATTGCACGATTAGTAAAGGGTCTGGAGGATTTGGAATGTCCGGATCAATGTCTATATGCACCCTACCAAAATCGTCTACAAACGGTCTCAAGCTTGTGGCAATCCACGGGTTTGTTGTAGTTGTAAGAATGCGTGGACGGGCATATATCGTTGGGTAATACTGCCACTGCAGGGCAATTGGCTCCGGAGAGGGAAGGAGATAGCGGTTTGTTCTTGACGAAAACACTTTAACATTAACCCCAACGAAAACGGGGAAAGACAAAAAATATCTTTTCTCAACGCTCGCTTTTGGCGGGGGTGGGTTTGGTGGCGGCTGTTGCGGTGGTTGTTGTGGTTGTGGTGGATAATTAATAGGTGGCGGAAGCGGTGGCATCCCACAGTTATAAACAACTCCTCCAATACACGTCATTCAACTTACCTCCTCAACTAAATTTAATTCCGATACCGCATAATCCTTCGTAATTCTGTGCGTGTATCCCACAACTCTGAATTCCTTACCCTTAAACCTGATCTTGTGGTAAAGGTCAAGTTCTGGGAGTAGCACGCACTTTAAATATCCTCGTTCTTGTAAATTCAACTTGAAGTGTTTCAGTAGTCTGTTTATATCTGCCTGATCTTCAAGTATCACATCGGAGTTGTTAATCTCAAGCGTAGCAAGCGGGCAGGAGTTTTCATCTTTTGCTTCTACCATATACTGCCAGCCTTCGCCTTCCGCTTTCATTGTGATTGATACGGGTTTGGGTTTGGGTAGGGTGTAATCAAACACGACAGAGTCTGGAAGTTCAAAGGAGTTTTGAATGTATTCTACATCAGTGCCTACGGGCACGCCGTCCTCGTTGATTTTGATGATGATGTTTTGCGGGAACTTGCGGAGGACTTGGATTACATCCGTGAAGTTGTTGACAATTATAGGCTTAATAAACTTTGCGGTGCTGGAGGTCTGCACTATTGCACCAAGCACATCAAAAACCCTGACGGGATAGGGGGGAGGCCACTGCACCGCAAACGGCGCATCCCAAAACACTCTATAGCCACTCACATCATCAACTATCTTCGCAAAAACAAAAACCCACCCGAGGGTATATTCAGTGTATGGGTATGTGATTGACGATCTATACCGTACTCTTGCAATTCTGAAAGCGAGAAGCGAGTTGGGTGGGTAGGAGAGGGCGTTGCTTCTTACAATCAAAGACAAATTCCACGGTGTGTCCGGGAGAGGGAGAGAGAAAGAAGAGGACTGAAAGTATTCAGCTTTAGCGACTGTGTCGTAATAGTCAAGGTAGATTGCGAAAGGTCTATATGTCTGACGTACATAATCAAAGTAATATCTGTAAAGCACGCCGGGCGGGTCTCTCCATAGGTAGTTTGCAAACTCTTCTGTGTGAGTTTGTGGTGCTTCTCTCCCTTCCGCTTGTCTTGTAGTGTCATACCCCCAAAAGCCAAGAAGGCTTTCTAATCTTTGTCTGAAGGTGAGATTTACAAGCGTGTTAAACGCTTCCCTTGTGATGATAATCGTGGGCTGTATATCTGCGCAGTTCAAAATCGTCTCATAGTAAGCAAGCACTCTCCCGCACGGCTTTTGCTGTGCGTTTTTAAGCCTGCCCCTGAACAAATGTGCCCTCGCAAAGCTGATGCTGACCTCCTCGGGAGGCGTGTAGTTAATAAACTCAATCTGTGCAGATTTGAAGTAGCTATTCTCCCGTGCTTGAATTTCAACTGAAAGTGTCTTGTCTTTTGGAACCCCGTCTATCAAGCAAGGGAAGAAGAAGCTTCTGCTCATAGCACTACGAACCTTACTGTTCCTTTGTAAATATCCACACCTTGCCTTATCCTTGTTGCGGTATCCACCATATCCCCCGCTACATACTCCAAATTCACTTCTGTGATCAGTGCATAGAAAGACACATCCTCGTCAGCTATAACAGTCTTTGTCCCCAGCATAAGCCCGAGTGCCCGTGCTTGTGCTGATGTGCAAGTGTTGATAACAACTTCTTTTTCTGAACTGTCTTTGCTTTCTTCTTCTACTTGCACATTAAGAGAGATGTAGCCTCTGTAATATTCCGTGCCGTCCTCTTTGCAAAATACATACTTCATCACATAACGATCGTATTCGTCTGTGATTCTCACTGTGATAATGTCTGACTCCGTGAGTTTGTAAAGTCTGCCGTATATATCTATCGCCCGGAATATCAAGCCTTCCATGTTAACCACGATGTGGATATTTTCTCCCACTCGTGCGGTGCCCGGAGATGAACTATACACGGACACTGAACCCGTGGGTGGCGAACCTCCCACTGCAGAACTGCAGTTTGATATGTATTCTGTGCCGTCAATTGCGTAGAGAACACTCCTTCTTTCCTCTTTGCTTTTTGCTGTGCAAGGTGGGAGGATGAGGGAATTGATTTTTTGAGTTGTAGCTTGTTTTTTGATAGCAGAAGCAGAAACCCGCCCGCCCCATTTGTTTCTTATCCAAGCGTCGTTAAGTGTTATAGTTCCTATTTGCACCGCCATCTTTATCTCACCCTCAACGCCTCGCCTGTTTGAGAATTCACAATGTCTGCATATATCACTATCCTTCTACCGTTCAGGCTTTGTATCTGTGCCTCTGCAGTAGATAGGTCAAGTTCTATGCGAGGTTTCAAATTCTCAAGTTGCATAATCATCTGAGAAATCTTGCTGACTTGCTGTGCGTAGAAGTCTTCAAGCTGTCTTGCTTGTTGTATGAAGCTATCAGATACGCTTGCTTGAATTTGCTGTAGCTGTTTCATCACAGAATCAACAAAAGTAACACCAAACAGCCTGCTAAAGTCCACACCCTCCGCAGTGGGTGTTCTCTGCAAAATTTCAGAAAGCTGAGAGACTATATCTTTAGCTTTCTCAAAGCTTCCCGTGATGTTTACGAACATATCCGTGAGTGCTTGTCTAGGCATGGAGAGGAAGGTTTGAAATGCTTGTGCGAAGTCTTCAGGAGTTAGCTGTTTAAGGCTGTCTCTTATCTGTTGAACTAAGTCTTGATACTGCATTTTGAGTATCTCTATCTGCTGCGGTGCTAAGCCTTGTGTGATTGCTTGTTGTATTTGGCCTGCAAGGTCTCTTGCCTGCTGGACAAGGTTTAGTATGTTTGCTATCTGCGTGATTGATTCTTGCTGTGTGGTAAAGCCGAGTTGGACTTGCAGTTCTTTTGGAATGAATCTGCTAAGCAGTTCTTGTCTTTCTTTCTCAAGCTGTGCGAGTAGATTGTTTCTTTCTCTTGTTAGTTCTACTACTTTGCGTGCGTAGTCTTGTTCTTTAGCCCAAGCATCCCTGAGAAATTCCTCCAGTGCCTGTTTTCTTCTCTGGTAGCCCTCTACGGCTGCCTGTGCTATTTCAAGTTCAGTTTGCAATATCTCTCTCAATACTTGCTTGCGTGCTTCGTCTTCTAAGTTTTCTTTTAGTAAGTCTTGGAGTTCTCTAAGCTTTCTCTTTAGCGTGTCTATTCTGTCTTCTACGTCCGAAGTGTCTAAAGAGAGTTCAAGCTTTTGAGAGAATGCCTTAGTTTCATCTTGTAGTGCGGCCATAATGTCCTGAAGTGATATGCTGTCTTTAAGCTTTTGCTTCATCTCTTGCAATTTTGCAATAGTCTGTTCCTGTTCTTTTAAAGACTTCAAAATCTCCTCTACTTGCTGTTTAGAGACTTGCCTTATAGCCTGTGCGGTGATCTGCCCTGCTTGGGTTATCTCTTGCGCTGCCTTTTGCTGTGCTTCTTTGTATCTCTTTGCATCCTCCTCCGCCAACTCCCGCATTTTTGCAGTGATTTTGAGACTTTCTTGTAGTTCCTCCTCCGAGATGCCGAGAAAGCGTCCGATGCCCGGGATCTTGCCGATTAGCGCCCTCAGTCTGTTGATCCCATCTATAATGAATGTTTCTATTCTGATTAGCCACTTGGTGAATGCTCCTCTGGTTTGTTCATCCAGCCACTCCCGAAGCATTTCACCTAAGTTCCAACCTACAAGTGCAGTAGCTACTATGATGTTTAGCCGTGAGAACAAAGCTCCCAAACCCGTTATGGTCGCCCCGCCTACGGCGCCGAGGGTTCTCATGCTACCGATTAAGGCTTCAATAGCAGACTTCAAAGCAGAGACAGCTTTTACTACGATGTATATCTCCAATGCTTTAGTGATAAACCCGCCGAATTCCACAGTGAGTGTGCCTACTACTTTCACGAGAGTGCTGATGATGTTATAAAGATTTGTTAGCGTCTCTGAGATCTTCTCCACCAACTCTTGACCCTGCACGGATAGTTCTATCTTCCCGTCTTTGACTACCAAAAACCTCGCCACAAACTCATCCAAGTCTTTCTTTATAGCCTCAAAAACTTTTGCAGTAGCCATGCCCGCAAAGACTTGGAAGACTTCTTTTGCTTTAGCGAGTAGCCCTATAAAGCTTCCTTCTACATCTTTAGATGCAAGCTGAAACCCTTGCAGTCTTGCAGTCAATTCTTGAAATAGTGTTCCCTGCTCCCGCCATCTGTTGACCATTTCATTCGTAATCCCGAGAGACCTTGCAAGCTGAGAGTTCATATCAATTGTGCCCATTAAGAGATCTCTGGTCTCCTGCACCACTTGATTCATGGGTAGTCCGATGGCAGCAACTGCGTTAGAGAGTAGCACAACAAACTGAGAAAACTCTTTCAGATTACCGCCTGCCGACAGGAATGGTGCCATTATACCCTGTGCTATTTGGACGAGGTCTTGGAAGGTTAGGACAGTCTGCAATCCTGCAACACGGAGTTCATTGAGAAGTTGATTTGAAAGCTTGATTGCGTTTACGTATTTCTCTGCACCCTCTACAAGTTTGCCCTGCCCGTTCGTGATTTGTGCAATTGATGCAAGAATACCCGCAAAGCCAATTCTTGCTTGTTCAATCTGCCTGTTAAACTCTATGCCTTCTTTGATAAAGCCCAAGAAGGGCAGAGACAACGCTATTGTTCTTATTGTTGATACGATGCTTTCAAACTGACTTGCAAGCTGTTTAGCAGACTGTGCGCTTTGTTCTATGTTTTCTTGCAATTTTTCAGTCCAGCCGACATCTATACCCTGAAGTCTGTTCCTCAAATCTTCAAGCTGTGCCCTCAGTTGCCCAACTTCCGCCTTGATTTCAAGAACTAACTGCTCACTCACCGCCATCGCCAAACTCCTCCAGCAATTCTTCTATGCTTTCTTCTTCTCCAAACACGCTGTCTATATCTTCCTTTGAACCCCATACTGCAAGCTTGACGAGATAGACAAACTCCTTCCACTCCCGCATCTTTCTTTTGTAATAAGCAGACAGCATCTCACGGAGGAATGGGAGAGGATAGTCAAAGACCTGATGGTTTGCACTGATGAGTTCTTCAATTATTTCTGCGAGAGTAGTTCGTTTGCTTTCTGAAGCAGTGTTTTCAGTTCTGTAAAAAAATCCGTGTCCTCCTTTAGCACATCAATGCATGCGTTGAAAATCTTCAGTGCATCGGAGGGTTTAAGTTCTTCTATTTCTTTCTGCCCCATACCCGTCATCGCACTCATAAAAGGAACTGCGGACTGCAAATATGCGGACGGTTTTAATTGTCCTTGCAAAATATCGTTTAGGACTTGGGATATGAGTTCGGAAAAGCGTATGAAGTCCTTGAAGGTCAAACTTCTCACTTGCACATCCCTGCCATCCGAAAGCCTTACAGTTTTCACAGTTTCATACTTCATACATCAACCTCCAGAATATCGTTTGTTGTGAGAATCCAATCCTCCCAAATCGCTGGTGCTTGCTCAGGTTCAAATATGCGTAGCCAAAAGCTTTTAGCGTTTGCTACGCCTCCAAGAACTTCTGTGCCAATTTCAATACTGTTGTTTTTTGGATTTGTATCCAGCTCCGTCCTGTTTAATGCTAAAACCCAGTAGGGTCCGCTGGTTGGGTCTGGCTGGTGGATGGTAGGATTAGTGTCTCTAATTGCTATCGTGATTTGGTCTACGCCTGGGTTGGATGCTGCTTGGCATTTCTTGGTGTTATCTGTAGAACCAAACCAAATTTGAACGTCCACATACGCACCGCCTCCTGCGGTGTTTAGCACTATGTTAACTGGCGTATTCAGATTAACGGGCTGTGTGAGGTTGGCATCAAGATAAAACCCAAAAGGCATTATCTCACTCCTCTGCTAATTATCTGAGGTTTCGTTGTAAAGGTTCCTTCAAACTTTACGCTTAGCCAGTCATCACCGATGAGTTTGAGTTCTCCCGAGGGAGTTAGGGACACATCTCCGATCACGTCTAAGACTTGTCCTTTGGGTGGGTCGCCCTTGAACCACAGTGTTCCTACGATTTGATATTTCTGTCCTGATTGAAGCGTTGTCTTCGTCATTGCATCATAAGAGTAGTCAATTCTCAGATTTGTGCCGTTTGTGATGTTTCCGCCCGGAACTATGTATATTGCCCCTGCTTCATAGTCAAGGATGTAGTCCGTGCCTTCTATGTATGTGGTCGGAGATGCTGCGTCGTTGGTGACCACGGGTGCGGGAGTTCTTTTGATTTTCTCATGTGCAAGCTTATACCAAAAACCTTGCTTGACCCCGTTTATAGCTTCATCCACTACAGAACCTGCGGTAATGTTTGTGTCTGTTCTGCTCGCAAGGGCGAACTTTTCAAGTGTCTCTATTCTCAGTTCGTCAATCTCAAAGCTGACATTGAATTCTTGCGATTTGACTATTTCTGCATCCTTAACCTTTATACCGCTTGCAGTGCTGTAGTGCTCCAGTTTTTCGGTCTTGACTGTAAGGCTAAAGTCTTTTACGTTGCCGAAGTCCTCAAAGCCAGCCTCTCCGACGGGCTTGAAAAGTAGCATTCCTCTGCCAAGCGTATAGACCCTTATACTCATGCTTTGAGAATATAGAGATAGAGGGCTTTATTGTTTTCGCATTTTGCGAGGGTGTGGATGATTAGAGTTCCACTCTTTTTATAGCCTCTACCGCCACGCCTACAATTTGCAAATCTGCAGAGGGCTGTAGGGGTGGATATTTTGGATTGTCCGATGTTAGCACAATCAAGCCGTTTATTTTTATCAGCCTTTTCACAATCAACTCCCCAGAGTAATTCCGCACGACTACTACCTTCCCACTCGGAATATCTGACCCATCACCCACATAAGCCTTGAACACCACAAAATCTCCATCGTGCAGTGTAGGTTCCATGCTATCGCCTTTCACTTGCACTGAAAACTTTCCGCCTTTTTGAAATGTTTCTTTGCTAACAAGAACCCAGCCCACCGCCTCCACATCTGCAGGGCTTTCTGGAAATCCTGCCCCTGCACGCCCTACAACGGGAATGCGAACAAGCTTCTCAAGAACTTCCCTGGTTTTTGCTTCTAACTCTTCTAATAATGTCTTCTCTCTCCTCTCCCACATCTCCCCCTTGCCTTCCTTTAGCCATTCGTAGGAGACGCCGAAGGTTGAGGAGATGAACCTCAAAGTATGATCAGGGATGCTACTCTTCCCCGCCTCCCAGTCTTGAACTGTTCTCCATGATTTGCCTATTCTCTCCCCAAATTGCTTCTGTGTAAGCCCTAAGACCTCTCTTAGTTCTCTTATCCTTTTCCCTATATCACTCATCACCTTTACACATTTTTGTGTTTTTACCTCTTGACAAGACACGAAACTGTGTATATACTTATAGGCGTGGGTTCTAACCTCATAAGGGATATTGTAAGAGAGGGATGTAGGGAGAAGGGAATAAGCCTTAGCAAGCTGGCGAACATTCTCAATGTTAATCATGTCTATTTGTTTAGTGTGCTGTCCGGTAAGAAAATCTCCCGCCCTCTCATCTGCAAAATTGCAGAGTTTTTGCACCTTCCTGACCTCCCACAAGTTTACGAGGAATATTTAAGAACTAAGCGTGTAGAAAACAAGAACGCCAAGCCTACGTCCAGCAAAAAAGGTAGCAAAAAACAAAATCCCATAAAGGAGGTAAAACCATGAGGCACTCAAGCTTTAACTGGGTCTTTCGGGAGTTCCTCCGGAAGAAAAGCCCGTATCCATTGGCTTCCCGTTTGGGGAGGTCAGAAAAGCTTATTTACGCTTGGTCTATGGATGAGGACAACCCCTTCCATAGGCGAGACCCGCTGTCCTATGCAATGGACACGCTACTCGTTATCCACGAACACATGCCGGAGTTGGCATTCAAGGCACTGCAGGAGATGGCATATAGACTTGGTTATAAACTTGAACCATACCCTGCGGAAAGGGAAGTGCCATTTAAGGAGATTTTGAAAGAACTCAACGATGCCGAAGAAGTACTTGTGGACCAAGACAACAGCTTGGAAGAGGACTTGAAAGAAGTGGAAGAGGCTATTTACACACTCCTTCTTAAAAGAGCCGAACTGAAAAAGAAGCTAATAGAAAAAGCCGAGAGGGAGAAACCCCCTCGGAGGAGGTGAAGAGCAATGACGCACGCAGATATGAATAATATAGCACTGAAGTTTGTAAGTGGGGCTGTGTTCACGGTTCTTGATTTGAGATTTTATAACTGGAAGTGGTTGAAACCTTGGGAGCTTATAGAAGTAGAAATAAGCAGGGGGTGTTTAGTCTTTGAGGTCTGCAAGTTGGAAACTGGAGAAGATAGTCTTATCGCTGTCGTTCGTCCTATAAAACAGGAGGTGGCACCATGAGACTTCTAGAGAGAGATTCAGATTGGCAATTGATTATTTCGTCATTAATGCTTCTCTGCTCCATCTTTCTCGTTATCCTTGCCGAAGCCAAAAACAGGCAAGCGGAGGCAATACTTAAGGAAGTAAGCAAAACCGTTAAGGAGGTGTGCCAATGAAAAAAAGACATCCCAGGCAAGAAGAACAGCACTTACAACAACAACCACAACAACAACCACAACTGCAGGAGGTTAAGAGAGAAGGCGGGAAGTGGGTAGAGATTTTATCCCTTTTCCATCAGGGAAATAGGAACAAATACAAAAAGCTTAGTGTGCAGGTGTCAAGCGAGTTAAAAGTCGTTCTCTCCATTACGGAAGGAAGGACAGGCGGCGAGTATACGAAAATCAATTTCCAATTGTCCGAACAGGAACTCATTTATCTGGCAGAAAAGTTAAGACATCTGTTCTACAGATTAGGGAAATGAAATGCACTCATGGCTTCCCTCCCCTCCTCCTCCCTCTTTCCCTTGCGGGGTCCCAAGCCCCGCCTTTTTACAAAAGGGTTCCTCTCCTCCCTATCAGTTGCCAAGTTTTGGGGGACGTTCTGTCCTCCGCTTTTTTACAAAAGAAAAACAAAAAACCATGCAGGAGGTGTAAAGCATGATTGTGGAGCTTGAAATTAAAGATTTGTTTGTGCCACAAGGTCTATTGCCTCGTATCCTGACCGGAACGGTAGAAGAGAAGGTGGAGGAATATAAGGAAATGCTGGAACAGGGCGTGGAATTTGACCCTATAGTCGTATGGAAACGCCCAGACGGACAATACTGGGTAGTGGACGGAGTTCATCGGACAGAGGCACATAAAAGGGCAGGAAGAACCACGATAAAGGCGAAGATAGTAGAGTTAAAGAACGAGCTGGAATATCGGATTGAGGCAATTAAGGCTAATCTAAAACACGGATTACCACTCCAAAAGGAAGAGAAAATCCTTTTAGCACAGACCCTTTACAAGCTTGGAGTTCAGGTTGCTGAACTCAAAAAACTGTTTGGTGTTGCAGAGAGGACGCTTTACTATTGGCTTGAACCAGTGAAAGAGAAGGAAAAGGAAGAACTAAAGCAAAAGGCACTGGAGCTTAGAAGACAGGGAGTGTCTTTAAGGGAGATAGCTGAGAGGCTTGGAGTCTCTAAATCAACAATTGAAGACTGGGTAAATGAAAGTGTCCGGATTTTGCAAAAATTGCAAAAATCGGACAGTACACCACAGCTATTATCCCCCGACGGCACCCCTACCGAGGAGGGCTACAAAGCCCTATCGGAGTTTATAGAGGAGAACGAAAAGGAACTACAGCAGAAACCCTTTAACGAAGTAGTTAAAGACCAGAACCTCAGAGACATTCTGAAGTTTTTGAATGAAGCCATCAGGAAAGATTTCAAACGGTTCATAGACAGTCCAAGCTATGAAAAAGTAAGGAACTACTTAATGACAGTTTATCCCTATAAAGAACTAAGCGTCAAGGCAAGGAAGGTGTTCTTTGATAAAGCTTTGACGCTTTGGGAAAGGATGAAGGCAGAGCACGAGGAGAGGAAACGACTTGAAGAGATTGTTATTGAAAAAGCCAAAGAAATCCTTTTAGACCCTGAGTATCAATTTTCTACATGGAAGAACTTCAGGATTGAACTATCAAGGCGAGGAATACACGGGAAAGAGGAGTTGATAGATGAGATTCTACACCAACATGCAGACGAGCTCTTGACTATTTACAAACAAATTCCAGAACCCACCGAGGATAGCATTTCCGAGGAAGAGATCAACAAAATAAAGGAAAAGGTAAAAGAAGAGAAGGACAGGTGGGCAAGGGAATACAAGACGAGGGAAGCGGTCAGAAGGATTTTAAGAGAAAAGGGATTAAGGATAGTGGACTCTGTTGTGGAGAGGGTGGTGAAGAAGGTAGAAGAACTCATAAGACAAGAGGAATGGGAAAAGTTAGAGCAGATAGCTAAAGAAATTGAAGAAACCACGCCAGAGGAGACATGGGAAGCCCTCAAAGAGGATTATGAAAAGACGTTCGGAAAGAAAGCACAAGGAGAGGAAAAGAAGCCAAAAGCAAAGGAAAAGCAAGAAAAGCCTCTACCACCCACCGATATAGAAAGCTGGTATAGGAAGGAGTTGGAGGAATTGCTTTTAAAGATGGGTCTTGCCCTCACCTGGCCACGGGCATTTGAAATCGCAGAAGAGGTTCTGCAGAAGGTGAAGGAGTATTCCAAGACTGCTGTCCGAGGCTGGTAATTCTGGCAAGGAGGGTGGAGATGGACGAAAAGAAGATGATAGCCCTGCATCTATACGGATCGGGGGCGACCATACGAGGGATTGCTAAAACTCTAAAGGTCTCAAAGAGCACCGTTCACAGATGGATACAGGAGATACTCGGAAAGCCTAAAAAAAGGGAGAAAAGGAAGGAGGAATTACTCCAAGACGAAATATGGGACAGGATCATCAATACCCTGATGCTCACTAAAGAGGAAAAGGGCAGAACAAGAGCGTTTTCAATTGCGCACGTCTTTAGACTTTTTAAAACAGAGTTGATGGTTAAAGGAATAGAGAAAGAACGGACTTTCCGTAGGTATCTGGAAATGGTGATAAAAGAAAGGTTTGGAAGTTGGGAAAAGCTTGAATTAAGCAGAAGAAATAAAGACGAATTGGCACAATACAGGAAGCCCAAAGGTAAACAAAGAAGAGAGAAAGGCGAGTGGGAAATAGATGCAACGGGATACAGTGTTGGTGGAGAAAGATATTTCCTCTTATGTGTTAGGGAAAGATGGTCTGGGGCTTTCCTTGACTGTTTGTTTGCGAAGGCAAAGGAGGATACAGTAGCAGGGCACTACAACAAAGCATTTTCGGCATTAGACGTCGCAAAGTTTTTAATCCTCTTATTCAAAGAATACGGACTGCCTGAGCGCATCATAACGGACAACGAGGCAGTATTGAAGGCGGAAATAGTTGAAAGAGGGTTAAAAGCCCTTAATATCCCAATCACACGCACTAAGCCCTATTCTCCAAACTCTAAGCTCATAGAGAGAGCATTCAGAGACCTGAAAGACCTTCTGAGGTATTACACCGCCACACATCCATCATTTAAGGATGCCCTCAAGGCTGCAATAGAGCAATACAACAGAACAGAACACCGCTTTGAACACTTCAATGAACCCGTAATCCCTGAACACCTACACGCCACGATTGAATACAGAAAGGCAAGCGAAGATGAGCTGAGGAAGGCTTTCAGGGAAAGGTTTGTGCGAGTTGTTAGAAACAACACAATAAGAATTGAAAATCTGGTTTATGAATTTGTCTATCCATTTGAAGAGCGGGCTGGAGAAATAGGTAGAACGAGAAAGAGCCCTGAAGTGGTCTGTTATCGGGACCTTGAAAACGCCACAATCTTAGAGGTCTGGGACAGAGAAGAGAAAACTCCGTTAGGGTTTGCAAAGCTTATATCCACCGACGTCCCCAGCCTTGACCCGACGGAGATTAGAGAAATCA